CGCACGCGGACAAAAAATCGCCCTTTAAACACCTCCCGGAAATCAAACAGGGGAAATCAAATGACCGGCAAACCCAGAGGGCGCGGCGGTTCGCGGCCTGGCGCCGGTCGCAAACCCAAAGCGCAAAGCGCAGAAATCAAACCGGCGAAAAATCAAAGCTCTGGGGGTCGCGGTGGGGCCCGGCCCGGTGCAGGACGCAAGCCGAAAACGGCAGCGGCGCCGAAGGCCGAACCGAAAGCGGCCGCGAAGTCGACCACCCCGCGCCGCGCGGCGAAGAAAGTCGAGATGGAGCAGCAGCCGCACGGCGGCACGCTGAAACGCACTAGGGCGACGCCGGTTGAGATTGGCGATTGCGACATGCTGACGCTGATGCAGGACATTGCGCTCGGTCGCGTCGAGGCCACCATGATCCAGGTGCGCGCCGCGAGCGCGGCGCTGCCGTTCCTCTTCGCCAAAAAGGGCGAAGGCGGCAAAAAGGATGAGCAGGCCGACCGGGCAAAGAAGGCCGCGAGTAAGTTCGGTGGCATGGCGGCGCCGTTGAAACTCGTCAACAGGAAATAACGCATGGAATGGTCGACTGCCTGTCCTGACTGGGCCGAGCGGCTCAAGGCAGGCCAGCCCATCATTCCGCCGCCGATCTTCCCGGAGACGGCCGAGCAGGCGCTCGCCGTGTTCAAGGAGCTGAAGATCGTCGATGCGCCGGGCAGTCCGACGTTCGGCGAGTCGTCGGCGCAGTGGGTCTTCGATCTGGTCGCATCGATCTTCGGCGCCTATGACGCACGCGAGGATTCGCCGACATTGGGTCGGCGCCTGATCACGGAGTGGTTTGTCTGCATCCCGAAGAAAAACAGCAAGTCGACGCTCGCTGCCGGGATCATGATGACCGCGATGATCCTCAACTGGAGGCAGTCGGCGGAATACGCGATCCTCGCGCCGACGATCGAGGTCGCCAACAACAGTTTCGCGCCGAGTCGCGACATGGTGAAGCACGAGGACGAGCTCGACGACCTCTTCCAGGTGCAGGCCCACATCAAGACCATCACTCACCGCACGAGCGGCGCGATGCTGAAGGTCGTCGCGGCGGATTCGAACACGGTGTCGGGCAAAAAGAGCGTCGGCACGCTGATCGACGAGCTCTGGCTGTTCGGCAAGCAGCCCAACGCCGAGGACATGCTGCGCGAGGCGACCGGGGGTCTGGCTTCGCGTCCGGAGGGCTTCGTCATTTACCTGACGACGCAGTCGAACGATCCGCCCGCGGGCGTTTTCCTGCAGAAACTGCGCTATGCGCGCGACGTGCGCGACGGCAAGATCGTCGACCCGTGCTTCGTGCCGGTGATCTTCGAGCATCCGCCCGAGATGGTGAAGCGCAAGGAGCACCTGCTGGTCGAGAACCTCGCGATGGTCAACCCGAATTTCGGGTTTTCTGTCGATCAGGCGTACCTCGAACGCGAGTTCCGCAAGGCGAAGGAGACCGGCGAAGAGTCGTTCCGCGGCTTTCTGGCGAAACACGCGAACGTCGAGATCGGTCTCGCGCTGCGCAGCGATCGCTGGGCCGGTGCGGACTTCTGGGAGGGCGCCGCACACGGGCCGCGCACGCTCGACGAGCTGCTCGCACGCTGCGATGTGGTTGACGTCGGGATTGATGGCGGCGGCCTCGACGACCTGCTGGGACTCGCAGTGGTGGGCCGAGAGTGCGGCACCGGTAACTGGCTCGCGTGGGCGCACGCGTGGGCTCACCCTTCCGTGCTCGAGCGGCGAAAGTCCGAAGCGGCACGCTTTAACGATTTTTCCGACGATGGCGACCTGACGCTGGTCGACCACATCGGCGACGACGTCGCAGACGTCGCGGATGTCGTCAGTCAGTGTGAGTCGTCGGGCCTGCTCGACAAGGTTGGCGTCGACCCGGCCGGCATCGGCGCCGTGCTCGACGCGCTGGTCGACGCTGGCGTGCCAGAAGACAAGGTGATCGGCATTTCGCAGGGATGGAAGCTCGGCGGTGCGATCAAGACGACCGAGCGCAGGGTTGCCGAAGGTGCGCTGCTGCATGGCGGCCAGCGCATGATGGCCTGGTGCGTCGGCAATGCGCGCGTCGAACCGCGCGGCAATGCGATCCTGATCACGAAGCAAGCCAGCGGATCGGCGAAGATCGACCCGCTGATGGCGCTGTTTAACGCTGTGTCACTCATCAGCCTCAACCCGCAAGCCGGTTTTGTGATCGGCTCCGACTACGAGTTCGTGACCGTATGAATCCTATCGTTTTCAACATCTGCATCCTGCTCGGCTGGCTGATGGTGCTGGCCGGCGGCTGCATGCTGAGCGTGCCGATCGGTCTGACCGTGGCCGGCGTCCTGATGATCGCGCTCGTATTCATCGTGGCGCGTGCGGTGGGCGTCATGTCGCCCGGCGCGCGACGCGAGGGTGACAGCTGATGTTCATTTCGAAATTCCGGGCGGGTGGCGAAGACCGCTCCGCATGGGGCAATTTTTGGTTTGAGCCGGTGAGCGCGCGCACGAGTTCGGGCATGCGCGTCGGGCCCGACCGCGCGATGCAGTTGCCGGTCGTGTTTGCCTGCGTACGCGTGCTCGCCGAGACCTTCGGCGTGCTGCCGATCAGGCTTTACAAGCGCACCCGGAACGGCAAAAAGACGCCGGTCACAAAGCACTGGCTGCTGGATCTGCTATGCGGCGCGCCGAACCAGTGGCAGACGCCCTATGAATGGCGCGAGATGATGATGGGTCACCTCGCGCTGCGCGGCAATGCGTTCAACCAGATCGTCACCGCGCCAGATGGCTCGGTGCGCGCGCTGATTCCGAAGCATCCGGACGGCATGCGGCTCGAGCCGCTGCCGGGCAAGTCGGAATTTGACTTCCGCTACAAGTACACCGATCGCAACGGAGAGGTCACCTACTACTCGGCCTCGGAGATCTGGCATCTGCGCGGCCTGTCGAGCGATGGCATCGTCGGTCTGAACCCGATCGAGCTCGCGCGCGAGTCGGTCGGCCTCGGGCTGGCCGCGCAGGACTACGGTGCGCGCTTCTTTGCGAATGATGCGACGCCAGGTGGTGGCTGGATCGAGTTCCCCGGCACGTTCAAGGACAAGGCTGCCCGCGAAAACTTCCGCGAGTCATACCAGAACGCCCAGCTCGGCGTGAACCGCGGTAAGGCGGCGGTCTTCGAAGGGGGTATGAAGTGGCACCAGTTGGGCCTCACGAATAAGGATTCGCAGTTCCTCGAGGCGCGGCAGTTCCAGGTCGGTGACATCGCGCGCATGTTCCGCGTGCCGCCGCATCTGGTGGGTGATCTGAGCAAGGCGACGTTCAGCAACATCGAGCAGCAGTCGCTCGAGTTCGTGATCTACACGATGACCCCTTGGGCTGTACGCTGGGAATCGTCCATCAAGACGTGGCTGCTGCTCTCCGACGACTCTGACATCGAGGTCGAGTGCGATTTCTCGGCGCTGCTGCGCGGCGACGCCGCAGCGCGCTCGATGTACTACCACAACGGCATTCTGGACGGCTGGATGACCCGCAACGAGGCGCGTGAGAGTGAAAACCGCGAGCCGCTGCCTGATTTGGATGAGCCGCTGATGCCGCTGAACATGGTGCCGGTCAGCGAAGCTGGGAAAGAGCAGCCGATCGAGCCACAAAAGCCGACGCCGGAACAGAAGCAGGAGCCAAAGGAGCCGGAGAACGCATGAAACACGAACGATTTATCACCTGGTGCCTGTCGACACCGTGGGCGTTAATGCCCGAGCGCATGTCGGCCTACGCGGCCGTGCTCGCGCGCAGTGTGACGTCGGAAACCGTGGTCCGCGCGATAGAAGCCGGCGCGGTTGCCGGCGATGAACCCGGTGCCGGGCCGCGCTCGCGCGGCAATTCGGGACGCTCGGGCGCGATCGCTGTGATTCCAGCGCACGGCCCGATCGTGCAGCGCGCGAGCCAGATCGGCATGTGCGAAAGCGGCGCGAGCTGCGACATGATCGGCGCTCAGCTCAATGATGCGCAGGCTGACGACAGCGTCGCACAGATCCTGCTCGACATCGACAGCCCCGGTGGCTCGGTGTACGGCGTGCAGGAGCTGGCCGCACAGATTGCGGCGTCTAAAAAGCCGGTGATCGCGGTGGCGAACAGTCTCGCGGCGTCGGCGGCGTACTGGCTCGGCTGCGCGGCCAGCGAGTTCTACGTGACGCCCGGCGGGGAAGTGGGCTCGATCGGCGTGTGGATGGCGCACCAGGACTGGTCGAAGGCGCTCGCCGAGACTGGCGTCGACACGACGCTGATCTCAGCGGGTAAGTTCAAGGTCGAGGGCAATCCGTACCAGCCGCTCGACGCTGATGCGCGCGCGTTCATGCAGTCGCGCGTCGACGACTACTACAGCGCCTTCACGAAGGGTGTATCGAAGGGCCGCAAGGTGCCGATCGACGCCGTGCGCAACGGCATGGGTCAGGGCCGCGTGCTCGGTGCTGACGATGCGCTATCCGAAAAGATGGTCGACGGGATTGCGACGTTCGATCAGGTGGTGGCGAACATGCAGAAGAACATCCGCGCCTCGAAGGCGTCGGCTAGCCGTCTGGCTGCCGCGCAGCGTGAGCTGCAGATCGTGGGCTAGCACCAGCCCGAGCCGTCGGCGCCAAAAAGCGTTGACGTGTGGCCCGATGGCCGCGTCGGTGTAACCGCAAATCCGCCCGCTTATGCGGGTTTTTTCATTTCTGGAGTCCACATGAGCAAGAATCTGCGCGAGCTGCAGGCTCGCAAGGCAAAGCATGTCGCTGCGATGCGTGCGATCACGGATAAGGCTGCGGCTGAAGGCCGTGACCTGACCGACGACGAGGCGAGCGCATTCGACACCGAGCGCGCCGCGCTCACGGGTCTGAGTGCCGCGATCACGCGCGAAGAAGCGCTGATCGAGGCCGAGCGCAGCGTGACGATCCCGGCAGCAGCCGGTGCGACGGTCACGGTCAGCGAGAACGTCGAAAACGACCCGTCGCGCGGCTTCCGCTCGTTCGGTGAATTCGCGGCCGCAGTGCGCTCGGCAGGCGTCGGCATCGGCGCAGTCGACCGTCGCCTGACGATCGGCGCGGCCGCGCCCGGCGTCGCGGCCAACGAAGGTGCCGGTCAGGATGGCGGCTTCCTGATTCCGCCGCAGTTCTCGACCGACATCTTCACGCTGTCGCTCGAGGAGGATGCGCTGCTGCCGATGACCGACAACACGGAACTCGGTGGCAACGGCATGGTGTTCCCGAAGGACGAAACCACGCCCTGGGGCACGGATGGCGTGCGCGCCTACTGGCAGGCCGAAGCCTCGCAGGCGAACGCCACCAAGCCGGTGTTGGGCACGACCACGATGCGCCTGCACAAGCTAATGGCACTCGCGCCGGTGACGGACGAGCTGATCTCGGACACCAACGCGCTCGACTCGTACCTGCCCGGTCTGATGGCGCGCTCGATCCGCTGGAAAACCGACGAGGCGATCCTGTTCGGCACGGGCGCCGGCCAGCCGCAGGGCGCGTTCAACAGCAGCGCGGCGGTGGTCGTGACGAAGGACTCGGGTCAATCGACGAACACGGTATCGCTGTCGAATATCACGAACATGGTCGCGCGCCTGCCGGTGGGCTCGTTCCCGCGCTCGTGCTGGCTGATCACGCCGGACGCGCTGCCGTCGCTGTTCGGCCTGCAGCTCGGCAACTACCCGATCTACCTGCCGATCTCGGCCGGTGCGCAGGGCTCGCCGTACGGCACGCTGATGGGCCGTCCGATCTATGTCAGCCAGCACGCCGCGGCGTTCAGCTCGCAGGGTGACATCGCGCTGATCGACCTGAAGGGCTTCTACCGCACGATCACGAAGTCGGGCGGCGTCCAGACGGCGACGTCGATGCATCTGTATTTCGATGCCGACGCCACGGCGTTCCGCTCCATCTTCCGCGTCGACGGTCAGTCGAAGATCAGCAAGCCGATCGCCCAGGCGAAGGGCTCGAACCAACTCTCGCCGTTCGTCCAGCTCGGCGCCCGCTAACAGGCAACTGAGCGCTGACCCGCTGACCTGACGGGCGCGGCCACCCACCCCCTGCGCTGCGCCCCTCACTTCCCCCTTTTCTGAAGGAAAGATGACCATGATCAACATCAAGGCAACCGAAGCGATCGCGGTGCTCGACGCGATCCAGCCGTCGAGCCAGGCCGCCGGCGCACTCACGACCGGCTGGATCGCCGCCGGCAAATTCCATAAGCTGCTCGCGCTGATCCAGACCGGCGTGCTGGGCGCGTCGGCGACGGTCGACGCAAAGTTCCAGCAGGCCACCTCGTCGGCTGGCGCGGGCGCCAAGGATGTGACGGGCGCGGCCATCACCGAGGTCGTCAAGGCCTCGGGCGACAACAAGAACGTCGCGATCAACCTCGACCCGGCGCAGCTCGACGTCGCCAACGGCTTCTCGTTCGTGCAGTTGTCGGTGACGGTCGGCACCGCGGCAAGCCTGACATCGGCGCTGCTGCTCGGCTTCGCGCCGCGCTACGCGCCGGCGTCGGACGCCAACAATGCATCGGTCGTGCAGATCGTCGGCTAAACGGTCACCGGGCGGCCTCGGCCGCCCGTCCCACCCATGCCCATCCAGATCCTCACCGCCCCCCGCGCCGAGCCGGTCACGCTCGCCGAGGCGAAGCAGCAGGCGCGCGTCGACATCAACGACGACGATGTGCTGATCGGCGCGCTGATCTCCGCGACGCGCGACTATGCCGAAGCCCTGACGCACAAGCAGTTGGTCGCAGCGCGTTTCAGGCAAGTGCTCGACAGCTTTCCGGGACCGTCGCTGATCGGCATCCCGTACGGTCGCGCGCTGACGCTGCCGGGACACGCTATCTACCTCGAGCGCAACCCGGTGCTGTGCGTCGAATCGATCCAGTATCTAGACATGGCCAGCAACGTGCAGACCATGCCCGCAACCACCTATACGGTCGACTATGCGTCAGACCCGGTGCGTATCACCCCGGTGTTTGGGCAAATTTGGCCCATTCCGCTGCCGCAGATCGGCGCGGTGTGGGTCAATTTCCGCGCGGGTTACGCCGACGCGCTCACGGCCGACACGGTGGCCAACACGATCTCCGCACCGCTGTGGAAGTCGCTCGCGGTGGGTGATGCGGTGCGCTTCTCCAACCTCAGCGGCGCGCTGCCGGCGCCCCTGCAACCGAATACCGACTACACCGTGTCGTCGGTCGTCTCGCCGGGCGTCTACCAACTGCAGGGCGTCGCGCTCACCGATGCCGGCAGCGGCCAGTCGTTCATCGGCGTGATCCCGGAAGGCTTCAAGGCGTGGCTGAAGATCCGGCTCGCGACGCTCTACGAGAACCGCGAGGAAGTCGCGATCATGACGCGCGGCAAGATCGACGCGCTGCCGTATGTCGACCGGTTGCTCGACGCCTACATGACGTGGGAGTTCTGACGTGGGCATCGTGAATGGTTTCGTGGTGCGTAGTGGCAACCTGCGCCGGCGTCTCACGTTCCAGACCCGCCAGACGACACAGGACGCGCTCGGTCAGCAGAGCACGACATGGACCGATGCATTCACCGTGTGGGGAGAAATCGACGCGCTGACCGGCCGCGAGCTCATCGCGGCGCAGTCCGTGCAGTCGAGCGTCACGCACACGATCACGGTGCGTTACCGGCCCGAGCTACAGATCCCGAAAGTGGTCGCCGCCATGCGCATCGTCTACGGCGCGCGGATCTTCGACATCCACGCGGCGATGAATGAAGACGAGCGAAACCGGGTCATCTCCATCCTCGCCGAGGAAGGGGTGAGCAATGGCTAACAGTGCTGAGGCGATCGTCTACGGCGCACTGCGATCGCTCGTCTCCGATCGATGCTATCCGGACGTGGCGCCCGCTGGCGTGGCGCGGCCATATATCACGTACCAGGCTGTAGGCGGCCAGTCGGCGAACTACCTGAATAACACCGTCGCTGCGCAGCAGAACGCACGCGTGCAGGTGAACGTGTGGGCCGATGATCGCCTGACGGCCATCGGCCTGATGCAAAGCGCGATTGTTGCGCTGACGCCGCCGCCGATCAACGCAACGAATATCGGAGCCCCCGTGAGCACATGGGAGCCCGATACGAAGCTGTACGGATCACGTCTCGACTTCTCCGTCTGGTTCACCCCGTAATTTCCCGGCCCGCGAAAGTGGGCTTTCCGTTTTCTAGGCCCGCGCGATGCGGGCATTTTCATTTGTGAGGTAGGAAATGACCAGCACCGCAATTTCGGCACAAGGCACGACCTTTTCCGTCTCGGGCTCGGCCGGTAGCGCGAAGACCGTCACCGGCCTCGCTCTCGGCTTCCCGACGATCGTGACTTCTGCTGCGCATGGCTTCGCCAATGGCGACATCGTGACGTTCGCTGCGCTCGGCGGCAACACCACGCTCAACGGTCTGACGTTGGTCGTGAAGAATGTCACCACCAATACCTTCGCCGTGGACGTCGATACGACCGGCGGCGCAGCTTATACGACCGGCGGCACGGCGACGCCGACGACCTGGACGCCGATCGGGAATATCACCGGCTTCAAGGGCTTCGACGGCCAGGCAAACGAAATCGACAAGACCAACCTGTCGAGCACGGCGAAGGAATTTCAGCTCGGCCTGCAGGATTTCGGCCACTTCACTTTCGATGTGGACAAGGATTTCACGGATGCGGGTCAGCTGGCATGCGATGCGGCGAAACAGGCTGGCACGCTCAAGCAGTTCAAGCTGTTGGCCCCGAATGGGAAGTCTGCGACGTTCTCCGGCTACGTGAAGAACACCCCGCTCGACGGTGGTGTCGATCAGTTGCTCAAGACGACGGGCGTGTCGATCCGTATCACGGGCAACGTGGTCTACGCGTAATTCGCGCCCGCGTCAGTCATTCAACCAGTCAACAGGAATTCACGTGCCGATCCTCAGCAAAGAAACCAAGATCGCCATCCTTGGCGCCGCACATCTCAAAACCGAGTCGGTCGACGTGCCCGAGTGGGGCGATGGCGTCTCGGTCCTCGTTTCGGAAATGTCGGGCCTCGCGCGCGACGCGTTCTACGCGAAGAAGGAGGGCGGCAAGGTGTCGATCAGCCAGTCGCAAGCCGACCTGCTACTCGCGACCGTTGTCGATGAATCCGGTGCGCTGGTGCTCGACGAATCGGATGTCGCCGCGCTTCAGGCGCAGGGCAGCGCGGTCATCGATCGCATCGTCGCAGTCGCCGTGCGCATCAATGGCATGCAGACAGCCGCGGTGGAGGCTGCTGCAAAAAACTCCGAAGCCGCCCCGAGCGGCGATTCTGGCTCAAGCTCAGCATCGACTTCGGAATCCCAATAAGGGAACTGCAGGAGCGAATCACCAGCGCGGAATTCGTCGAATACATGGCTTCGTACCAGCTTGATCGGCGCGGCGGCCATTACGACGACCTGCGCGCTGGCACGATCGCATCGATGCTCGCGAATATCAACCGGGATGTGAAGGTGCGCCGCGACCCGTTCGACGCCCTCGATTTCATTCCATGGAATGAGGTTCGTGAGCTGCGCGAGCAGGCGAAAAACGAGCCGATCCTGCTCGACGATCCGGATGCGCAATCCGAACTGCTGTTTTCGAAGATGTTCCCGAACAGGAATGCGTGATGGCGTTCAGGCTTTCGATTGAAAACCCGGAGGCGCTGACCGCGACCATCGATTCGCTCTCGCAGGTCGCGAGCGAGTCGGTGCTGCGGCAGGCGACAGTGGCCGGCGCGCGCGTGATCTTCGACGAAGTGAAGCTACGCGCACCCGTCGGCGATGCGACTTGGGAGAGGGGCAAGCAGAAGCGGTACCCGGGGTTCCTGCGCGACAACCTCCTGATCGCGTTCGATAAAGAGCGGTCCGCCGAAGGCCTTCGTGCCACGTATCTGGTGACGTGGAGCAAGGATGCCTTCTATGGGAGATTCCTCGAGTACGGCACGTCGAAGATGGCCGCGCGGCCGTTCCTGCGGCCGGCTTACGACGCCACGAAGGCTGCGGCTGCACAGGCATTTAGCGACGTGATTGATGCGAAGGTGAAGGAGTTGACAAATGTCTAACGAAACCGTCGTGCGGTTGACGGGCGACACTTCCGGGTTTGTTGCGGAGATGAGTCGCGCGCAAAAAACCGTGGTCGATTTCGTCACGGGGCAGGAGACGTTGCGCCAGCGTCTGACTAATTCGGCCAGGGCGATTGAGGATACGAGGAAGGCACTGAAGGCGCAGGGCGACGAGTCGGTCGTGGCGTTCAATAAGTCTGCCAAGACGGCTGAGAGCTGGCTGACCGCACTCCAAAAGCAGGCCGCCCAAGCGGGCAAGACCCGCGCCGAACTGATGGAACTTCGCGCTGCGGAGCTTGGGGTGTCGGCCGCGGCCCAGCCGTACATCGACAAGATCAAGTCGATGGAATCCGCCATGAACAGCGGCGGCCATGCCGCGCATAGTTTCAGCATGGCGAATGCCGGCGCGCGAAGAGAAATGCTTGTACTCGCGCACGAACTCTCGCAGGGCAACTTCAAGCGGTTTGGCGGCTCGCTGCTCGTTCTGGCGGAGCGGACCGATGCCATGTCGCTCATCATGAACAAGACGGTGCTGTCGATTGGTGCGGTCGCCGCCGTAGTTGCCGTCGCGGCCGAAGTGACGATTCGCGCGGCGGAGGATCTCGCCAAGTACGGCAAGCAGGTCGAGACGATCTCCCAGCAAACTGGCCTGTCGACCGGTGAGGTTCAGAAGTGGGGTTTTGCTGCGGCCGCATCCGGAATAGACGCGAAGGAGGCGACGAAGGGGATTGCTGACTTCGCGGAGGCTCAGAACAAGGCCTCTCATGGGAATAAGGATGCCATCGCAGCGTTCAGCGCGCTCGGCATCTCGATGAAGGACATCAAGGATAGTTCGCCGACGGCTCTGCTGTATGAGGTCGCCGACGCGTTTGCCGGATCGGCCGATGGTGCCGGCAAGGCGGCTGTCGCTCATGAATTGTTTGGGGCGGCTGGCGAGGCGCTGATTCCGGTATTGAACAAAGGCTCAAGCGGACTGCGGGAGCTGGGCGTCCAGGCGGAGGCCTCGGGCGCAGTTATCGGTGATTCGCTCATCAAGCAGATGGATGCGCTCGAGCAACATTTCGAGATGTCCAAGGCGAAGATGGATGCGATGAATCGGAGCGCCAAAACCGAGCTCTTGCCGACGATCATCGCGATTACCGAGGCGTTCAGCGATAACGCTTCGATGGGGCCGGTGCTCCATGAATTCTATTCGGACGTTGCGGCGATCGCGAAGGGTGCGGCGATTGGGCTCGCGGCAATCGTAACGGCGGCAAAGGAGGCTGGCGCCGGCATCAACATGGTGGCGAATATCGCGAACCGTGCTGGCGCTGGTGACGTTCAGGGTGTCGTCGACGCCTTCAATAAGGGCGTCAAGGAAATTGGCGATGCTCAGAAGGGCTACGATGACTTCGTCAATAGGGTTCTGGCCGGTCCCAAGGAGATGGCAGGGCCGCCCCTGTCGGCAAAGCCTCACAAGGAGATCAACTTCTCGAAGGGCGGCGAGCATCATGCTTCTCAAAAGCAGTTCCACGACGATGCTGCGACGAAATTCTTGCAGCAACTTCGTGATCAAGCCGCTGAGATGGAATTGCAGCTCTCGACGACAGGGAAAATGTCGCAAGCAGAGAGGGAGCTTGCCAAGTTCAATCAGGAAATGGTCGATTGGAAGGGCAAGGCGCTGACGGCGGATCAAAAGAGTCTGATCGCAAATCAGGATGCCATTCGCGCGCAACTACAAAAAAATGTTGCACTCGAGAAAGAGGTCCAGCATCGCGACGAGGTGGCGAAGCTCCAGGAGCGCTCCGCGCAGATCGATGCGTCCATCAAGAGCTATCAGGGCGGCCAAACCGAGCAATATGGGCGCCAGCTCGACGCATTCGGGATGGGCGCAGAGGCGGAGAAGAAGGTGCAGGCCGTTAAGTCTATCTATGCCGAGTATCAGAGGCTCCAGGAGCAGCTCGACAAGGCGACACCAAAAGACCTGATCGGTGGCGCCGACTACCTCAAAGCGTCGGCAGACATCAAGGCGGGGCTCGATCAGTCACTGCAGGATTACGACGCCTATTACGCGGCGCTCAAGGACAAGCAGGCCGACTGGTCAAACGGCGCAGCGACCGCCTTTGCGAACTTCATCGATTCCACCCACAACGTTGCGGGCGAGACGCAGGCGGCATTCACCAAGGTGTTTAGCGGCATGGAGGATGCGCTCGCGCAGTTCGCCACGACGGGGAAAATCAATTTCACGAAGCTGGCAGACGGCATTCTCGCCGACCTCAATCGCATGGCTTCGCATCAGGTGATGGGGAAGCTGTTCGAGAGCCTGTCGAATAGCGGGGCAGCCAAGGGCCTGTT